GATTCGTCAATTACGTTGACTTCTACGCCTGGTGATACTAATGCCATGTTATTTCTCCTGTTGGAATTATTAGTTGTTCTATATGTATATTTACCATTTAATTAATAAATCACCTATAATAGACACCTAAAAAAGGGGTAGAAAAGGTGAGCTAAATACAATATGAGACCTTTATGTGTTTGTGGACAACGGCCTGCTGCTATTAATTATAAAAAAGACGGCAGAACGTACTACCGTAAAAAGTGCGAATCGTGCTTGCGTAATGGTGTTGGCCACGGTATACCTATGTGGCAACAAAAAGGATATGTGAAAAAAGATATATGTGAAAAGTGTGGTTTTAAATCAAAACATTCTGAACAGTTTAATGTGTTTCATGTAGACGGCGATTTAAATAATTGTCGTCCTAATAATTTAAAAACTATTTGTGCTAACTGTCAACGAACACTTCAGAAAGAAGGTATTCGCTGGCGGCAGGGAGATTTAACCCCTGATTTTTAAATACTGTTTGCATTAGAACATGTACATTCTTTTTTAGTCGCTGTAAGTCGCCGTTGTTATCAATAGTATAATTACACATCCATTGCTCAATGCTCATTGAGTCTTTTGATTCAGGAGGTAAATGATCTGATCTATCTACCCAAATAGCGTAGTCAAATATTTCTTCATTTTGCATTGCAAAGAATTCACGCTTGTTACGTAGACCACAGTAGATATCATGTTCGGAGAATAAGTTACGTCCCAGTCTTGCTAAGTCATCACTACAATAGTTATGTATCATATTATACCATTCGGTGCGACGATTGTGCCTATCAGTATAGCACTCTTCCTCATCAGCGTATCCGTACTTGTCTTTTAGATCATCAAAGATAAACAATTGTGAACAAAATTTTGAACTAGACTGAAATGTATATCCGTATTGTTCAAGCAGTTCACAAACAGTATCTTTGCCATGACGACCGTGGCCAACAACAAGTAATTTAGGTAACATACAATTCTCCTTAAAGTATACTATGTAGTATAACTTAATTTTAAGGGTTTGTCAAGTGTTTTTAGCCAATAGTAAAGCCGTAGCCAACGCCGCCGGATACTTGTAAAGTTAGTTCAGCATCAAGTTTATCCATTTCTTGTTGAGCCTCTGCTTTGAGCGCATCGCCGTTTAGTGTTGAGCCGCCTTGAGGGCCTGCGATAGTAGCAAACTTTGAACGTGCTTCGCCTAGCATATACTTACAACTTGCAAGAGTATAGTCTTTAATCCATTGGCTTGCTAAATAATCTTCTAGTAGCTGACTATCTGGACGATAATTATAGCAATAAAGTAATAGTTCTTCTTCTGCTCTAGGACGCTGTAGTAGTGTAAGTTTTTTACTTGTAGTATTCCATTTAAATTCAATAAATGACCCAAACATTCTGCCTACTAGTTCTTGGTGTTGTGAAAACAAATCATATGTTGCTAGTCCGCCCATCTTAGAACCTGATAACAAATAAGTGTTTGTGTACGCTAGATTAAACGGCTCAAACATACTTCCGCCGTCACCGCCTCCCGAACGTGATCCAATACTTCTACGAAATAGTTTACGTACTTCTATAACTTCATTAGGTAATGTATATTCATTTTGATCTATAACTGTAGTTAAAAATATATAAGATTCTTCAACACTATTATCACTACGCTGCCTAAAACGACTTAGTGCTTTATTAAGTGCAGTTTGATAATGTATAGGATCAAGTTCAACATCAACCATCCCACCACCTAGGAACGTATTAACGTAATCAAATATTTCTTGTTTTTGTGTTGCTAAGTCTGCCATAGTTTGTCTCCACTAGTATTTATGCTAAATATACATATGCCAAGACTATCTCTATATAAACCCGAACGCGGCAATGATTATTACTTTTTGGATAAGCAAATCCAAGAAATGTTTACCATTGGCGGCACTGATATTAATATACACAAATATTTAGGACCCGACGCACCGGCAGAAGATGACCGGAGTGCTGTACAGCCAGAGTACGATGTAGTAAAAGAAACAAACATCCAAGACTTGTTATTTTTAGAAAACAGAGATCGTAAATACGATCCAGATGTTTATGAAATGCGCGGAATTTATAATGTACAAGATATTGATTTTGATCTATCACAATTTGGATTATTTTTAAGTAATGATACGCTGTTTATGACTATACCGATTAACAGTAGTGTAAAGACATTAGGCAGAAAAATTATGAGTGGCGATGTAATTGAATTGCCGCATTTAAAAGACGAATATGCATTAAATGACTACGATGTTTCACTTAAACGGTTTTATGTTGTAGAGGATGTAAACAGAGCCGCAGAAGGATTTAGTCAAACATGGTATCCACATTTATATAGACTAAAATTAAAACAAATTTATGATGGACAAGAATATGCAGAAATACTTGATCTTCCTGTATCAGAAGATTCTGATACAACACTAAGAGATGTATTATCTACCTATGAAAAAGAAATGCAAATTAATAGTGCAGTAGTTGCACAAGCAGAAGCAGACGCTCCTAAAAGTGGTTTTGACACTAGTCATTATTATTCTATAGCAACCGACGATAACGGCAATATTGCATTACAAACAGCAGACGAAACTGATTTAGATGCTAGTAATATCAATGTTACTTCCGACGAAATAGCTGACAGGCCGGAGCGTGAAGGCTATTCAGGATATCTTGTTAATTACGGTGACGGAACTGCTCCAAATGGTGCTCCATTTGGCTTTGGTATACAGTTTCCTAGAACTAATCAAAACGGTGATTATTATTTACGCACTGACTTTTTTCCTAATAGAATGTTTAGGTATGATGGTTTGCGTTGGATAAAAGTAGAAGACGGATTAAGAATGGACCTAAGTAACACACTAGAACGCAGAACTTATAAATCATCGTTTATTAATAATACTGCATCAAATACAATTGACGGCGAAGCAGTGCCTGAAAGACAGAGTTTGTCAAAAGCATTGCGTCCACGTAAGCCAGAGGCAGATAATTAATGCTACATTTTTATGACGGACAAATAAGAAGATATACTACACAGATGATGCGCATACTTAGTAACTTTCCAGTGAAAGATGGTAAGGGTACAATTAAAGACGTACCGGTTACTTACGGAGACTTAACTAGGCAAGTAGCAAGTATTATTAGAGAAAATAGTGAAAACAAACTTCCAACTGTTCCTAGAATAGCTGTATACCTAACTGGATTAGAGCTTGATAAAGATCGTTTAGCTGATGCTACTTATACACGCAAAACAAATATAAGAGAACGTGCATATGACGAAGAAAATAATGAATATTTAAACTATCAAGGCAAAAACTATACAGTTGAAAGATTAATTCCAACTCCTTATATGATGCGATTAAATGCAGACATTTGGGCAAGTAATACTGATCAAAAACTACAACTACTAGAGCAAATACTAGTATTATTTAATCCTAGTTTAGAAATGCAAACTACTGATAACTTTATTGACTGGACTAGTATAACTGTTGTAAATTTAGAAAATGTAACATGGTCTAATCGAAGTATTCCTGTAGGTGTTGATAGTGAAATTGATATTGCAACTCTTACATTTAGCATTCCTATATATATTAGTCCTCCCACTAAAGTTAAAAAGATGGGTGTTATTACAAATATTATTACTTCAATGTTTGATGAGTCTAGAGGCGATATCGATTCTGGTATAAGTTCTCCGCAATTAAATCAATACGACGATTACGCCCAACCCGGTACTGTTGAAACTGGTGGCGGACGTAAAGCAAGTACAGACATTGCAGGCGAAACTGCCAATGTTAATTTTAATACATTCGGAGCATATGTAGACGGTGACACAGTAAGATTAATATCAAACGGTGCTGTTGGTATGAAAAATTGGAGAGAGATATTTATAGCACTTCCAGGAACATATGCTGCTGATGTAGCTAGAGTATTCTTTAGAAGCATTGATAATGATAGTACGGCAACTGGAACGTTTACCCTTAATCCGTTTGATGAAACTATAATTAATGTTAATTGGGATGCGGACAGTTTTCCAACTGACACTATCATAAGTGACAGAACTAGTATTGATTATATTATTAATCCTTTAAGTTTTAATCCAACAAGTATTAAGACTTCTGGATTACGCTTATTATTATTAGACGACATAGGTGATCCTAGTAGTACTGCTACAGAATTTCCAGTTGCTTGGCAAAACAACGACGGCAGTGGAATAGTAGCAAGTGCAAATGATATTGTTGAGTGGGACGGCACTAAATGGATAATTGTGTTTAATGCAAGTTCTGCTACAGACACAGTATATACCACTAACCTTAATACTAACACTCAATACAAATTTAAAGACGGTGAGTGGCTAAAATCTGTAGACGGGGATTATCCAGTTGGGACATGGAGAATAGACTTGGCTGGCTAACTATATGTATGACCGATATGATTACATGTAGTGGAGCACTATTCTACACACTAGATACTAATAGATTTCTTTTTTTGCACAGAGCCAAAGGTAAACGCAATAATATGTGGGGATTAGTTGGCGGTACTAACGAAGGTTTAGAAACTCCTTGGGAAGGCCTTAAAAGAGAAATTTCCGAAGAAATAGGTAGTTTCCCAGACATTAAAAAAACTCTTCCTCTAGAAAGTTTCATTAGTGCAGATAGTAAGTTTCACTTTCACACATACCTGTGTGTAGTACAATCTGAATTTATTCCTATATTAAATGACGAGCATAACGGATATGCTTGGTGTAGTTTTACCAAATGGCCAAAACCGTTACATCACGGTTTGCGCAATACACTTCAAAGTAAAGTCAACTTATCTAAATTAGAAACTGTATTCCAAACTATAAATCTTCTTGACAAATAATACAAAAGAAAGTATAATAAAACTATGAAAGTATTAGTTTTTGGTGATGTAATAATCGACAAATATATCTATGGTACTTCAGAACGCATAAGTCCTGAAGCACCTGTACCTGTGGTCAAATATCAGCGTGAAGTTGAAACACTAGGCGGAGCGGGACTAGTATACGAAAATCTTAAAAGTCTAGGTGTAGATGTTACACTATTACAAACTGAACAACCGCGTAGTATCAAGACGCGAGTTATTTGTGACGGGCATTACATTACACGAATAGACGATGACAAAGTGGCCGATAGTACTGCTGTACTAAGAAATGTATTGCGTAGTGATTTTTCTCAATGGGATTATGTAATACTAAGCGATTACAACAAAGGCGTACTTGACGAATCTATAAGAATTATCGAACATCTAAACACATTCGGATGCAAAGTAATTGTAGATCCTAAAGAACATGCAACCCAATACAAAGACGCATGGTTAGTAAAACCTAATAATGTTGAATTTACTAAGTTTGGATTTAACGAATGGCAAGGTAATATTATCACAACAAACGCAGGCGAAAACGTAGTTG